GAAACGATATTGAGGCGAAATAAGCTCGTATTTTACTTGCTCTTGTAATCCGGTTATAATCCCCTTCTTTTCGAGTAGCTTCAACTCCTTAGCGCGTCGATATTCCTTTTTAGAGTCGTATCCGTCTATTTTTACATTGTTATACTTTGCCATATATTTAAAATTATTTGTCGTCTAACCAGATATTCACTACGCTGATTAGACGTAGAACATTAAACTTAAATACGAGGGCTTTCACCTCACGCCGTCCTTTTCGGCGGCATTATTGGTTAATAATATTATTTGGTAAAGTATTTATTTTTTCGCTTCATACGGATAAACATCTACAATCGCCGTTTCTTTGAGAAGAATCGAAGAATAATCCGCCATCGTTCCTTTCATTCCTTCGTCGAGTTTCTTCATTGCGTCGTGAATGTCTGCGGCTTGTATAAGTACATTCGTATACGTTCGCTTCTCCTTGCCGCTTTTCTCGTCAAGTGTAGTAAAAGCGAGTCGCCCGGCAAACCATTTATCGGCGGAATCCTCTTCGCTTGTAAATATCTCGCTATAATGTGCTCGGGAAATGTCGGACACTGTAAACTCACCGGAGATAAACGGCGTTACTTCTTCGATTATTCGCGCTTCTGCTTCGGTAAAACTTAGTGCATCGACTAAATACGGTTCAGTTACCTTCTTTTGCATCCCGTTTTCCATTACTTTCTCGTAGCGAATTTTCGTTAAAAACCAAGTGTTCATAATTTTGTGTTTATTAAAGTGTTTATAAAAAAATGTGATTAATCGTGTTGTGTTAGTGTTGTGACGGTACAGCGTGAACGGAATAATTATCTAAGATGCATTTTACAGACACAGAATCATACGGAAATGTTTTATACATAAATGATTCGGTTACTTTAAATCTAAGAGATGTCGAGTTGTCTATTTCGAGACACAAATAACTCGTCCCGTCGCTTTTCAGGTCGGTTCGTAATTCTTCATCATTAATAACTAACTCCCTGCCTAATACGCACTCAATATCCCGATAAGAATCAATAGGAATATTTGTACAGTATTCTTTCAAGTAAGAAAGAATATTCTCTGTTTTAATTAATTTATTCATGCTGCTTTTTTTATTTTATTGGTGATTAACTTCTTTAACTCCTTCCGTATCTTATAAATCTGATTTTTAACCGGAACACTGTTTTTCGCTTCCGGCTTTAACGCCTCGATCTGCATCTTTAATTCTAATACCGCTTTTGCCTTATCGACACAATCAAGCAAGTCCAGACCGGAACGGATAGATTCGTCTATCATCTCGCTAGCCAACCGGATTCGATCATAGAGTTTCTTTATATTCTCCACGTGATCGGCTCGATTCATTTCGAGTATTCGACCGTCGTTTACATAGCCGTCATAAATGACATAATACAATTTGTCTACGTCCGGGCGACCTAAAAAGTGTCCGAGGAATTGCCAATAATATTCGTCCTTTTCGTCGATGGTATTTCCGAACTGCAGCGATTCGATCTTTCCTTGCGACATCGGGCACTTGATCTCACCCAGAGCGGTAACTTTCCCGTCAAATCCGTACACATAGAAATCCGGTGAATCTCCGAATCCTTCAAACGGTTCATTGAAAACAATGTCTTTAAAATCGGTTGTACACGACTTGATCTCATTCATTAACTGGCTCCGTACCCATTCGACCGCTAGCGGTTCGTTTTCATGTCCCCAATCAAACGCCTTGTTGCTTCCGTTTTCTCGCATCGTCCCGGTTCTCCGCTCGTATCGTACTAAATACATCGCGTCTAACGCACCTTTACCAAAGGGACAACCTTTGCCCGCTTTCATCAGATCGGGAAGCGTAGAGGCGGTTATTTTGCCCCGTCTCTTTTCCTTCCATTCGATTTCTTTTTGTTCACTTGATTTCATGTGCTACTAATTCTTTGATTTGTTCTTTAGTTAGTTTATATTTCGTCTGTACCTGTGCGACCGTAAAACCACCTGCCAGACCATCGAGGATATTTTTCCAGATTGCCGATCCTGTCTCAACAGTAGGCAATGAGTTTTCTACTTTCGGAAGAAAAGGACGAATACGAAGCGAATCAACCTTTTCGCCGAAAGCGTCAACTAATACCGCTCCGATTTGGATTTGCTTGTTTATCCATGACTCAAAATTCGGATTTTTGAAAATTTTCGTCAATGTTTTGCAGTTCGTCCGGTTGAGGATCATCGGTTTCACATTCTCGAAGAAATAAGCGACGAAACATTCTTCTTTCTTTCCAGACGCGCCGACTACTTGTTCTTTTTTCGTTTCGCGGATGGTGAGAATTATATCTTTTCCATCCGGTAGGCTGTAAGCGCCTAGATAGTCGTAATTAAATTGAGTTTTCCAATGTGTCATTATCGTGTTGTTTAAAAGTTATCGTTTCCACCCTGATAAAGCGACTCATAACAGCGAGCGCAAACCGTTATTATCTTTGTGCCATGTCTGCCACGTTCGTACGTTTCGACCTCTAATTCTATCTCTTCGCCCGGTTCGATCTCTTCGCCGCAATCTTCGCAAACTAGAGTATCAGCAGGGCACGCGCCAAGAACCGTACAAATTCGGCAATTACCGATACATTGAGGATTCGCCGCCATGTCGTTTCACGTTTAGATAGTTACAGACTAGCACGTAGATAACCGTTATAAATACGATCAATAGTGCGATAATTAATTTGCCCGGCTCCGGCTCGCCTTCTGCAAGGCTGCACGCTGAAAGCATTAAGATAATAGCGGCGGGACTTTGTTTTAGTGTTAACATGGTGTTTGTTTTATACTACCTTATTACTTTGTATGAATCTATCTATACTCGATAAATCGTACCAGATCATTTTTCCAAATTGAGAAAAAGAAATGAGAGCTTTTTCCCGTAACGTTCTCAAAAAATCATCCGAGCATCCTATATAGGATTTTGCTTCGTCTTTACTAAGCCACTTCTTCACTATTGGCTCAACTTTTCCGGTTACTCTAGTTCGTCCCATTGTTCATTATTCAATCGTGTAACAATTAGATTATCTTTATCGGTTTCCGTCGTAAACAGTAGACCTTCGTCATATTTTAGATTTGTACAGGTCGGTCTAACTGAATTTCTTTTAGAACGAGGGAAGGTCATTGTTTCCCCGGGCTGCATCCCCCTTAAAAGGGCAGTTAATTCGTTTCTTTTTCGTCTCATTGTCGTGTATCGTGTTATGTAGCCCCGAAGGGCTACGGATTAATATTAAATAGCTGCTTTCAATCGCTCTATATCTCTTATTAATTTTTCTTGCCTTGCTACTTCATTATCTGCCATTCCGTCAAGCCCGAGACTTGCATACCATTCTGCATTATTAACAGCCTCTTCTAATGCTATTTCTTTTTTCGAAATTAACGCATTAATGGCGTTCTTATCACGGCTTTCGATTAATATCTCTAAGGCTGTCTTTCTGGTTAAAGTGCTAGTTGCTTTCATAATCGTATTTATTATGTAACCCCGAAGGGTACGGATTAATATTAAATCTTCTGATAACCGAATGAGTTCATAAATTTCTCTGCGCCCTTGAACGTTTTGAAAGTCTTACTACTAGCGAGTGTACACGCTAAGAATCTTTGTCCGGCTGTTGTATTAATCAAGCTAACACAACATACCGTTTCGCTTCCTGCTTTTTTAAATTCTACGTCTCCGATCATTCCTATTTCCATTATTATCTATATTGTGCAGGGCTCTCGCCCCGCCAGTTATTTTTTTTGTTATCTTATTTAATGCCGCAAAGTTTTGAAATTCTCAATAACTCTTCATCGCTCATAAATGCGAGGTCGAAAAATATACCTTCATCGAAAGGTTTGTTTTCAGCTAAAGCGGCTTGTTTCATGCTAACCATTATTTGAGTTATCGTATTGCCTTTTTCTTTATCGCTCATTCCTGCTTTCATAATTCTATACTTTTATTTGTTAGTTCTTGATTGATTGATTAACTTTGATGCGACAAAGATAGAAGTTATTTCGCAAATCGCAAAATATTCAGCGAAATAATTTCGCAATACGCAAAATTATGACTAAAAAAGAAAGATTAGAGGCAATAATCGACTATTATAGCGATGGAAAGCCATCAGTATTTGCGAAGTATATAGGCGTAGCTCCATCAACTATTAGTTCATGGCTATCAAGAAATACACTTGATTACGATTTAATTTTCGCAAAATGCGAAAATATATCATCTAATTGGCTGCTAACTGGAAAAGGCGAAATGATTAAAAATGCAGAGCGAGAACAAAAAACAATCGAGATTTCCGAATCTGCAATAAGCGAAACAAAACGAAAAGGAGCACTAATCTACGACATAGACGCAACATGCGGGCTAAGTGGTAGAGATATAGAATTTACAGACGAAAAAGTGATAGGAAGTATAGACGCACCGGAGATAAACTCGGATTCAAAGATTATATTCGCCACGGGCGATAGTATGCTACCTCTAATAGCTTCGGGCGACAGGGTAGTAATTAGAAAGATTGAGAGTTGGGATTATTTCAACTACGGACAGGTTTATTTAATCATAACAAACGAATACAGGCTTATAAAGAGAGTTCGTAGGCATCCTAAAGATGCGGATAATTTAATTCTGCTTCGTAGCGAGAATCCAGATTATGACGATATAGACTTGCCGAAACGGGAAATTATTCATCTTTTTATTGTGGAGAATATTTTATCAATTAAAAACATATTATAAATCACTAAAACAAAACAACATGAAGAAGCTACTACTTATCGCATTTCTAGCGATGTGTTCTATGTATTCCTTTGCTCAATTAACAGAGGGAAAGTATAAAATTCTCTCTGTAAAGGGTTTTATGAACGAGAAAACCGTTTATGAAAACACCTTTGCGGACAGTACGGCAATTGTAAGAGTTACTCCCCAATTAGTTAACATAGTAATCTCTGGATATTCTGCAAATACATACGCAATCGAAAAGCCGCAACTATTAGAAGGGAATTATTTATATAAAGCAAAAGAGATTCAATCAAATTCGGATGCAAATCTGTTATTCCGTCGGGTAGACGAATACCCGCAACTAGATGGGGGATTACTTATTATAAACCGATCTGAAAACTACGCTGATATATTCATAATATCTAAAGAATAATAACGTAAAACAAAACATCATGGAAGTAGTATTAATCTTAGTAGTTACAGGCGTCATAATTTTAGCGATAAAAATTGCTATGACAAATCCCAAAGAATCATCTAACAACCAGAGTCAACCTAAGACCGAAACACCGTCGGAAGAAATAGAATTCCCGCCATCCGGATACTTTTACTATGAAATGGTAGGAATGTACTATCATGGAGTTACGCCTAAAGATTTCGGTATATTCAAAGGCAAAGCAATAGCCGAAACAAACAACCCTAAAGATAAATTTGCAGTCGGTATATACAGAAACGGTGATAATAAGTTAGTTGGGTATATCCCCAAAGATTTTAGAGGAGTCAGTAACGAAAAGATTCATAAGGAAATTACAGAAAGCGGCGGTAGTCGAGATGTGGTATTTAAAATAAGCGGAAACGAAAAAAGGTGCAACGGAACGGTTTATATAAAAAATAGCTAATAATCCCCGCCCAATAAATAATATTATCAACCACTAAAACAAACCATCATGGGAACATTTTTCGGACTTATCGCGGTATTATTCGCCGTACTTCAAATCATTCTATTCTTCAAAATCTGGGGAATGACGAACGACATTAGAGAAATCAAAGAAAAGTATCTTTCCTCGACCGATCCAAAGAAAAGCATATCACCTGCTCAATCGACCGAATTTAACGTAGGCGAGTTAGTCGTACATATAAAGACGAATAAGCAAATGCGAATAAAAGAGATTACAGAGGACGGAAAGTATAGTTGCTATACAGGCGGAGGCGCTTCACATGAGGGCGACTTTACGGCGGCGGAGATTAAGCGCTTTAATTCGTAATTCAATAATCAAAGAAGTAAATCACTAAAAAAAACATTATGAATAAACTATTAACGTTATCACTTACAATAATCTTTGCCTCATTATTCTTTCAATCATGTAGTAACGAAGAGCAGGATTTGCCCGAAGGCGAAAGCCCTAACGTACCAGATAAAGATAGTAGTATAGACTTTGACGGAAAGACATATTGCACATGGATTAAGGACGCATCGTATTATATCGGTATATATAATACAGAAACAAAAGACAAGATCGCCGAGATTCCAACTGTAATAGAAGGAGGACTTAATCAAACGGCGAATATGCATTACGGAGAATCTAAAGGCTATACGATTAATGGATGTTATATTTTAGATATAAAAAAGAATGAGAAAGATATATATATATTACTAGAATACTCCGAAGATAAATACGAATTAGGAATTACAGAACTATTAATGTTGCGCGATAATAAAATCACGAAACGAATAAAATATACTAATGGGATAGGTAGACCGAATAAGTTAATATATTGGTATGATAAAGAGATAGTAGCAACGGCAAATGGAGATTTATCGAAATATGCTAGTGATGATTTCTACATTTATAGTAGTGGATTGGATTTAGTATATAATTCATCGGAAATGTCAAATTATTATTTTTTCCTCAATACGCATCCTGTCGATACTTATCGGTTTATTTGGATACTCGATGATTATATCCGTTTAAAGGATATTAAAAAAGGATTTGACGAGTTATGGTCGTACAAATACACAGACGAAAATGTTGTTATTAAACAAAAGGAGATTAATGTTAACGGGGAAACCGTTGAGATTAGCATGGAATTTGTCTATAAGGATGGTTCCAAAGAAATAAAGTCGTTTAAATTAAATCTCGAAGATGGTTCTCTAATCGAATAAACCCGAACAACATGAAAAACTGGATTAAGTCATATTGGAGCAACTGTTTGTCGATCACTGCGATTATATGTAGCCTTGTCGCTATTTGCGTTTCGTTACCATCCGCGCCGGAGTTAGGTATAGACTATATCGGGGTGATAGTAGGGATTTTATCATTTCTTGTAACGTTGCTAATAGGGTGGCAGATATACAATGCAGTAACAATAGAGAAAAGAATAAAAGGTGAAGTTGAACGGACTAGAAATGAAATTGATAGCTATTTCAATAAGCAAAAAGTAGAAAATCTATATATGCTAACAATAGTCAATGGTATTTCGCAGAGTAGAATGGACGTTATGGAGAAAAAATATGATAGTGCGCTGTTTTGCTGTATATATACAATAGATGCAGCATTAAAAGCTAACACGCCGGATATTGCACAAACATGTCTTAATATGGTTATTGATTCAATCATTCCCGGCTTTAAAAGGCAAACGACAAAGGAAACAGCTAAAGAGAACAAAGCTAATTATATTCAAATTCTAAAAAAAATGAATGATGACAGAGTTATTGATCTGATTGTATATCTACGCTCTCTTTAGCTCTTAGAATTATGTGATTCATCATATTTGTATATATTTTAATGCCATCATTGCACATTTCCTCTAATTCCTTTTTCTTTAGTTGGTATTTTTGTTCTTCTTCATCCTCTTGCTTGCATTGATAAGTAAAGAGAGCCATAATAAACAAAATAGTAGAGATGGTACAAATAGTTATCATACCAAGAAAACAAAAATCAACTGCTGTCATAATAGTACTTTTTCTATTATCCGAATAAACTAGAAATAGATAGCTTAAATTCAAGCAAATAATATTTGCTATTTCTGATTGATTGATTAACTTTGTATTGAAAACGTTCTTTGATAAAGATGAAATATAAGAGGTGATATTTATAAGAAAGGACATGAGTACCGTTTTTTAATGCAAATTCGGTGCAAATAGATTTTATAAATATTATAAGATATTAGTTATAAGCGTTTTAGATGGTGTACAAAAACGCCTCTCACGCATGTAATACGAGTTCGATTCTCGTACCCACTACAAAGAAAAAGAGGAAATGCAGTTAAACTACATTTCCTCTTTTTCTTTATAGATCTCAAAGTAAGATTCTTTATCCATTCTCAACCGGACTCTTTCTTCCCTCTTCTGCCCGGCCAGGTTTACGAACAAGTTGAAATACAGTTGGCTGAAAGAAAGGTTGGAACGATCATAGGTTATATCAAACGTCCAGGTTCTACGGAAAGAATCGAAAGTAGCGAATGGTTGCTCACCTCCTTTACACATAAACACTTCCGGGAAAGACGTAGGCGGATAAGGCTGGAATAAGCCCGCTAATTGGGCATACACATAGTCAATCATCCATTCGTCTCCCGTCAAGGTCAATTCCCCTTTCAAGCGGAGTTTGATTGCATAACTGGCAGTCACATCAGACGAGGTATAAACAGGGACTTGACTTTCTACCGGATAGTTACCGTCTTTATATCCAAGGCTCATCGTTAGTTTAGACCGGCCGACGCCATTAAATCCATCTACTTCCTGATCCGCCGACTGATTTTTCAGGTTAATCATAAATGTCAGTTTACCGAGAGTCGGGTCACCCGGATATTGCGCAAGCGTGTCCAACACATAATCTTCGGTATTATAACTTCGGGCTATCAAATCTCCCTTTCCTGCCTCCAAAGCCGGACCGCCTCTTTCCACATCCACGTTGCCAACCGGATAATAAATAGCATCATTATCCCTAACGCAACCACTCAAAAAAAACAGCAACACTGCCAAGCCTATTATCTTATTCATAATCACCTTACTTCTTGATTTTGCGGACAAAGATACATCTTTTTTATACCACCCTTGATTTATGTCAACCGTTTTT